CCATACGTGCACAAGCATTTATGGAGAGTAATCCCGAAGCCAAGGCTGCTGATGTAGCACGCCGATTTGGCATGACAACGCAGTCCATTTATGGATTGCGCAACAAAATGAAAAAGGAAGCAGCCCCTTGGACGCCACCAAAAATGGTGCACATGCCTGACACAGATGAGGTAGACGAGACCCTTGACGCTCGGGCCGTGGACTACGGCAAGTTCATTGAGGGCGCTGAGATCATGCAGATGCTAAAACGTGTGGTGCGCAATGCTCTGGACAACCGTGACAAGACGTTGGCACATGATCAGGCCGAGGCGATGGACATGATCATTCACAAGATGGGCCGCATTGTGAACGGCAATCCTGATGTGGTGGACCACTGGTTGGATATTGCAGGCTACGCGCAATTGGTGGCAGACCGCCTTGAAGGGCGGATCCGGTAATTACTTTGCCTCTCCCCAGTTGGGTCCGATTTCCACATCGCACCGACTGGGGACTTGAAGGTTCACGCACGTTGCCATGATCTGGGCAGCACGCTCAGCTTCCTCCTTTGTCTTAACACTCAACGCCAGTTCATCGTGAACTTGCAGCATGGGCATGATCCCCTCCCGAGCAAGCGCCACCATGGCAGCTTTTGTCTGATCGGCGGCTGACCCTTGGATCAAACGATTTAAGCCCTTGTAGGTACCTGCGCGCTTGATCCGTTGGCCGTATTCCATGACGGCTTGTTCGCGGGGCAGCGCTTTGTTCACTCCCCACTCCATCGGCTCCCAAAGTGGGAACCGGCACTTGCGTCCAAGCAGGGTGCGAATCGATCCGTTTGATGCGGGATGCTCGATCCTTTTCATCACGGCATTGACTGTGCCTTTTAGGAACGGAACATTTTGATGGAACTTATCAATAAGTTCCGACGCTTCCATAAGGTTCAGGTCCAGTTGTGCGGCCAGTTTGTTCTTGCCCATGCCATACATCAGGCCAAGGCCAATGGTCTTGGCAGCTTTTCTGTTGATGCCGGCCATGTCAGCAACCATCTGGTGAAAGTCGGTATCAAGGTTTTCACTATAAGCAGAGACCATCTTCTCGGCTCCGGGTAAATCGAGCAGATTTGCGTAGTGAACAAGAAGGCGAGGCTCCTGTGAGGAGAAGTCATTTGATGCCCACAATTCTCCCTCTTCGGGTAGAAACAGACCGCGGACCATGGGGCCGATGATCTCGTGGCGGGCGGGGACTTGCTGCAGGTTCGGGTTGGCCATGGACAAGCGGCCCGTGACGGTGCCACCGTCGTCTGAGCGCATTTGGTTGACGTGCGGATGGATACGGCCGGTCTTTTCGCTAAAACTCAGGTAGGGGGCGAGGAAAGTGCTGTGCGTTTTGTTGGTCTCGCGCGCTTCTACGATCATCTTGGCAATGGGGTGCTCACAGCCCTCTAGAAAACCTTTTGTAAAACTTGGTTGGCCGTTATCGGTCTTTGCGTAGGGCAGGTGCAGTTTGTCAAAAGCGGTTGCGATGGAGGCTGCTGCCCAGATATCGACATTAGATCCAACAATTGTTTTGAGATCTTTGTGGATCTGTTTTTCGCGGGCAATCAGTTGATCGATCAGTTGCTCACATTTGGGCCGGTCAAAGCGGATCCCGCGGCTTGTCATGTTGTGCAGGACGGGGAAGGCTTCTGTTTCGAGGTTGAAGATGGATTCAACTTCATCCTGACGCATGCGGATCTTGAAGGCTTGCCACAGTTTCAGTGTGAGCGCTGCATCCTGCTCGGCGTACTCTCCCACATACATGGCGGGTAGTTTCCAAAGTTCCTTTTTTGGATGAACTCCGAAGTCCGCAGCGGCTTGCTTGAGACCTTGTTCTGACTTGATTTCTTGGAGATAGTCAAATCCCAAGGAGTTGAGAGCATAGCTAAAACGGTTCTCGTCAAGAATAGGGGCCGCGAGCATGGTATCAACGATCCGTCCGTTGACCTTAAAACCACTTGCTTGTAGCCACCCCAAATCATAGGCGGCGTTATGCATAACCTTATCGGAAGGGTAAGCCAATACGTCCGTGATCCATCTCTCCACTCTTCGTCTGTCCAGATTTCCACCACCCTGATGCGCCACCGGAAAATATCCAGACCATCCATCGACGGCAATGGCGTAGCCGACAACGAAACCGTCGTTCCGAGGCCATCCCGGGCCCATGGATTCCATGTTGGGGTCGCATGTTTCAAGATCAATTGCTATTTCCTTTGCAGAGGACAGGTTTGGAAATACTTCTGGGGCCACCCATTCGGTCAGGGAGGAGAAGAGCGGCACGGTTTTCATAGCTTAAAGCCTTTTTCAATATGTTTGGGCAAAACCAAATGAAGAGTTTTCTTTGCTCGGGTTATACCTACGTAGAATAACCGATGAACATTGTCCCCGTTAGTTGCGTACTCTTTAGCAAACTTGGGACTAAGGTCCATGAGCAGCAGCACATTGTCCGCCTCGCCTCCCTTGGCTCCGTGGATCGTGGACAGTTTAATCCGGCCCATGGTTGACAGTTTTGTTCCGCGGCGCAGAACTGCTGTCAGGTAGTCGCGCTTGTCTTCGCTGATGCGGGACAGGGATTGGTGCCAGAGGGCATCGGTTTTCAGGCCAAAGCTGTTTTGTAGATCCTTGAGGCTGTATTCAAGCAGCGGGTCGCCTTTAAAAGTTCGGTGGCCCTTGGTTATAAATTCCCCACCAATGTACTTGTAGACGTTTTTAATCTCATCACCGTACAAGAACTCCCCTTTGCGCAGCTTTTCCCACGCCTGTACGGCTTTTAAAAGGGGGTGGCTAAGGCTTGGTACCCCTGAGCGCTCAAAAAGGATTCCAGAGGCTCTAAGCCACTCATGTACAGGGTTCAAAAGATAGTTGGTGCTGCCCATGATGAGCCATTGGCCGTCATCGATGGGCACATCTTCAAACCGGTAGTAGGTCATGACGGAGCCCTCAAAGTCGCGGGGTTTCCATTCTTTGTCTTGGCGCTCTTGAATTTGCTGCACAACGCGGTTGGCAAGTTTGTGAACGATTGCGGGGACGCGGTAGGACTGATCAAGGATTGTGATCTGACCCTCAAATGTCAAGAAGCTCTTTACATCTGCTCCGGCCCACGTGAATACGGCCTGATCGTCGTCGCCGGCAAGAAATACCCGTTTGGATTTCTTGGCAAGGGCTTCAACAAGCTGCCACTGTAGGCGGGAGAGATCCTGTGCTTCGTCAACAATCAGCACTTCAAGGGAAGGCAGGCGCTCGGGCTGCACCACAATCATCTCCAGCAGGTCGGTGAAATCCAGTAACTCTTTGCTGCTTTTGTAGTGACGGTAGGATCTTTCGACAAACTCAAAGTGATGCCATTCGATGTCGAGGCCGCACTGGTTGTAGTGTTCACGCAAATCTACTCCGCGGATGCGGGCTAGGTTGATTTCGTTGAGGATAGGGTTGTCGGCCTTGGCCATGTCTACATCATCTTCTTGGACCACGTTCAATTGGATGCCGGCTTGTGCAGCAAACTCTCGGTAGTCCTCGGGCTTCATCATGTAATCAACTTTGACGGCAAGGCAGTGGAAAGCCAAGCTGTGTAGGGTTCTGAAGTAGGGGAAGTCGGTGCGCGCATTCAGGGCGGGGAACTTCTCAATGGCGCGGTCCTTGGCCTCTGTTGCGGCTTTTCTGGTAAAAGAAAAATAGCCGATCTGCATAGAGGAAAGACCAGTGCCCAACTCGCGGTCAACCACGTTCAGAAGGTATGTTGTTTTGCCGGAACCCGGAGGTCCAAAGACCTTGCGGATATCGGTCATGGTTCGCCGTGCAGTAAAACTTCAGCGTGGGTTTCTATCCACACGTGAGCACCACAGGATAAAGCTTTGTCGGGGCTGTAGACAACTTTAGAAGGGCCCACAATTTCTACGCTATGCGCATATCTGTTGGCCTTGTACGTTTTAACAGTCAGCACAGGATCGTTAGTCCCGTATTTCTTGTTGGCTCGTACAACGTGTTGGTTGACATGAATAATTGTTTTCATTAATCGTACTCCTCATCCCACAAATCTTCCATCCAAACAAGGATAGGTGTGTCGGGGCCCATGTAAGCGCCCTCAATGTTGAACTCGATGTATTCGCGTGCTTCGTCCGCTTCCATGTTGTCGCGCTCCATGAGCGTTGTACGAATGGCCTCTGCGTCGTATACCAAAACTGATATACGGGTTCCATTGCCCCAAATCAATGCGGGGCCAATGATTGCATCGTCGTGTCCGGTAATTTTTAGCATCAGAAGGGGCTCCCTTGTATACGTTTGGTTTGTGACTCAAATGGTGCGTCCTGTTTTTGGAAGCGCGGAATACGCCAACAGCGCACAGTGCGGCCTTTAAGGAACAGCGGTATCGGCTCGCCACCCATGTCGCGCAGGCGCTGAGCCATCTTCGGGGCAGTAAGGCCAATGAAGTTGTTACGCTTCAAGTGTGCTTCGAGGTCCTTGATCCGGAAGTAGGTTTTTGCTTCATCGACATCCGTCCATGGGCGGCCCATGAGCATCTCTTCACGGTCCATTGCTTCTTGCATGTGGGTTGTAAATTCTTCAAGCAGATCCATGAAACGGCCAGTGATGCTTGTGTCCTCTGGTGCGTCGGTAATTTGCTCTGTCTCCACCATCTCTTTGAGAAGGGCGTTGAGCAGTTGTTCCCAATCTTGCTTGCGCAAGGTGGGCGGCAGCACGTTGAGCTTTTCTAAGCATGACTTTTGAAAAGCCACTTGCGTAAACAAACTCTCGGTGTCTAGCTCTACACGTCTGCCATTGACATCCAAGAACCACAGGGGTGGCTCACTGGCGTACTTGGAAAGAGCCGCTATCTGAGGCGCATCAGGACCGTTTGTTCCAATACCAAATTTCCGTGTGCGACATAGGCCTGAGTTGCAGAAGCTGTTGAGCGGTGCATCTTTGCACTTGTAGAGGTATTCTTTCTTGCCAACTTGCTTGACAAGGACTTGGACTTCGTTGTTTGGAAGTGGAGGGGATACATACTTGAAGTTGTACTCGACCATCTTGTCTTCCCACGCTGCGGGGTATGCGCGCTTAAGAAAGACTCCAATGTTAAATAGTCCATTATTACGGGTGCCCTCGGGAAAACCTTGGGCGCACAAAGCTTGTAGGCAAGGCGGACCATCTTTGACGGGACTCTCCGCTTGCTTCGGCGGCTCTGGAACAATAAGCGGCAACTCTTGGACGGCCGCTTCATATAGCCCATAGAACTCTTCAAGCGTGGCTGCGGACCCGTCGGCATTGAATGCATACCGCGTACCATTGTCGCCCCCGAAGTACGGGAGGTTGAGGAAGTTTCCGGTGTCGCCTCGTTCAACCAAGATCTCTGATTGCTTAGGAAAAATCTCACGACCCGCTTCACCGAGGAGTGCTGCCGCATTTTTGAGATACTCTTGGAATTCCCGAGCCGGAGCCGGCTCCCTAGAAAATAAGAAGACATGTGCTCCTCCGGATTTGCTACGGCAAACAACCATTGGCAGCTTTAGCTGCGCAACTTTGTCCACCAAGCCTTTATGGTCCAAAGGGTACTGGTCAATATCGATGCAGCCCCAAATACAAGTGTTATCGGCACGAATAGGAATAATGCCAAGGGAAGGGTCAACACCATCCAGATGCTGTACCCAGAGGTCATCAGTAGGTGGTTTCCTGACCACGGTAGCTTGCCCTGCTTGTTTTCCATCACCGCGCTCCTTGTTTATTCGATAGGTTCCGTAAGCTATATCCAGACCGCTGAATATAGCTTTGAATTTTGTTATATCGGTCATGCTTCACTCTATAAAGAGGGGGTACTTGCTGCATGTGCTTTCCCCCCAAAAATCAGAACGGTACGTCGTTGGCGTTTGGTGCGCTCTCGTGCTCGTGCTTGACCTTTACTTCACCTGAGCCAACAGAAGCAGAGAAGGATTTAGCGGCCTTGTATGCATTCATATCTTCAACTGGGCCAATCTTTTCAACTTCCCAACCAAACCATTTACCCTTGTCATTAGACTCGGCCTGTGTCGTCAGACGATACATCTGTGAGTACATGGGTGGTGTAAAGGGGCCATTGGTTCCCATCATCTTTGTGGACATCATCATGCTGTTCCACTTGCGCGACTTCTTCAGTTGCGTGGACTTCATGGTAATCAATGCAGGCTCAGGGATGCCTGAATCGTTGATGATCATCACGTAGTGATTAGCCGTGTTTTCGATGTAATTGCCGTTATCGAGATAGTCCTTGTTGTCGCCCGGTTCGCGGTGCGTGCGGCTTAAAACATCTGACGTGGCGTTATAGATATTCATCGGTGCGCCGGAGCCAGAGCCGCGTGGTGCCCACTCAATGTACTGACGTACGTAAGCGACAGGCAACACGATGATGCCTTTTTTGCCGTCATACAACTGACCCGTGACGCTGTTAAGGATCATGCCGGGCAATGCACCGTCAACCTCTCCAACTTCAGGGCTTGTATTTGTTAAAAGTTTTAGGAACGGCAGGGCAAAATCGTCCTGACTCATGTTCTCAAAACCGTCATGAGCGTCCTGCTCAAAGTCACCTGCCAATGCCAAAGCGTTGGTCTCTTTTACTGCTACTTCTGTCTTAGCCATTTTAATTTCCTTAGATCATGCTGATTTGATAGTTGCTTTTTGGCCCACGTATGCGCCAAATAGCTCGGTTGGGAACTCGTTGCCGCGTTCCACTTGCTCTCGAACCCAAGCTTTCAAGGTCTGGGGTTCGATTTTCTGCGCTTGTTCAACTGGATAGTTTTTCTCGCGCAGATCGCTCAGTAACGTGTCGCACAGTTGGTCTTCTCCACGACCAAACCGTACTGACACAGTGTTCTTGATGATGTCGTCAAAGCCGTGCTCACGCAGCCATTCGTATGCTTGGGCACGCTTTTCTTCTTTGATGCTTGCACTGTAGAAGGGCTTGATATCAATCTGGCTGCCATCAGCCATCTTGAATGATTTCATTCCAAGCTCATCAAGCATTGCGGGGATCGTATCTTCCAGAAGCTTGCGCTGCTGCTCTTTACGTTCCTTGAGCACATCTTCAATGTCATCAATCTCTTTTTCAAGTTCCTTGGCGCGTTTAGCCAAAGCACCTACAGAAGACAGGTCCTCGTTTTTAACTTGCAGGGCACCTGCGTCTTCTTCAAAAATGCTAACGTTACTCATCTCTTTCTCCATTCTCTGTGATATCAAGTTTAACAGGGATATACATTCGTTCGCGTCTATCCCACTTCAGTACATTAACACGACCTGAATTGTGCGCTGCAGCAATTGCACAACACAATCCAATGGCCACTGGGTCTCCGGTAAGAAGCAAATAATCCCGATCAGAAAAGCTGCGAAGCTTACGCTTTAACAACCTTATTGTTGGTGCTGTAGAAAATGCAATCTGGACATTGGACGGTAAAAGCACCGTTGGATCTCCATACTTCATTGCCCCAGCGATATCGTGATTAGGCATCTCTTGTACGACGTACACCAGAGGGAACTGCTCATTATTTTCTGTCACGTTTACGCTCTCCTTTCTTGAAACGTGCTTTTAGTGTACACTATCTTTTGTGGGTGTCAACACCTTTTAAAAAGAAAGTGAGAAAGTTATGGATTATTTTTTAAACCAGTATCCGTTTAAGAACAAACCGTTTGTTCACCAAGCTGCATTTCTGCAGCGCTTTTGGGAAGACAAACAGGTTGCGCTATTCGCAGAGATGGGTACAGGCAAGAGCTATATGCTGATCAACAACGCAGCCATGCTATACGACAAGGGCAGGATTAATTCTATGCTTATCGTAGCGCCAAAAGGCGTGTACCGCAATTGGTATACATCCGAATTGCCAAAGCATATGCCAGAGCACGTTCCTACAACTATTGCTTGTTGGTCACCAACACCGCGTAAAGCAGAGCGTGAAGAGATGGACAAGATGATGAATGCCGTAGACACCCTGCGCATTCTGATCATGAACATTGAAGCGTTTAGCACAGAGAAAGGTGTAGCCCATGCGCGCACGTTTCTGAGAGTGACAAATGCATTCATGGCAGTCGATGAAAGCACCACCATTAAGACCCCATCAGCCAAGCGCACCAAGAGCATTATCAAGGTGGCCCGTGATGCGCGGTACAGGCGTATTGCAACGGGCTCCCCTGTCACCAAGTCACCTCTGGATTTGTACAGCCAGTGCGAGTTCCTCGGGCCGGAATGCTTGAACAGTTACAGCTACTACGCGTTCCAAGCGCGTTACGCCATTCTAGTGGAGCGCAAGATGCCCACGCACACGTTCAAGCAGATTGTGGGCTACAGGCATCTGGATGAGTTGCAGCAAAAGCTCAACGTCTTTTCATTTCGCGTGACCAAGGATGAATGCTTGGATTTGCCTGACAAAGTGTTTGTGCGCCGTGAGATTGAGTTGACCAAAGAGCAAACCACCTACTACAACCAGATGAAACTGATGGCGCTTGCCATGGTTGACGGCAACCTGATGTCCACCAACAATGCACTGACTCAGATCATGCGGCTGCACCAGATTTGCTGTGGCCACGTGAAGCTTGACGATGGGCAGCAGATTGATATACCAAGTAATCGTGTGAACGAACTGCTTGCTACGCTTGAAGAATGTAGTGGGAAAGTAATTATTTGGGCCAACTACCGCCGGGACATTGAAAACATCCGGCTTGCCATCCAAAAGGAATATGGCATGACGTCTGTAGCTACATACTACGGCGATACGGAAGCAGAGGAGCGCCAAGAGATTGTGACCAAGTTTCAGGACCCCGCTTCTGACTTGCGCTTCTTCGTTGGCAATCCAAGCACTGGCGGCTACGGCATTACCTTGACAGAGGCAAAGACTGTGATTTACTACAGTAATAGCTTTGACCTAGAAAAGCGCTTGCAGTCAGAGGACAGGGCGCACCGTATCGGGCAAACAGACAAGGTGACCTACATCGACTTTGTATCGCCCAATACCGTGGATGAACACATCGTCAAGGCGCTGCGTAACAAAATCAATATCGCAAGCGCTGTGCTTGGCGAAGAAATCAAAGAATGGATCAAATGATGCAACTCGTACCCATCCGCAAGAAATACGTCTACCCCAAACTGGTCCGCATTGACTCTGAACAAGGGCGCACCTACACGCTTGAAGGTCAGCCGGCCGTGCCAAGCGTGACAACCATCCTGTCGGGTACAAAAGATAAATCCCACCTCGATGCGTGGGCCGCGAGGGTTGGTCAGGACGAAGCGGACAAGATCAGAAATGAGGCAGCAACTGTGGGCACGCACATGCACGGTGTTGTGGAACGCCTGCTCTTGAACAGGCCGCTGGAGACACCCCGCACGTGGCTCGCGGTCAAGGGTTACTGGATGGG